GAAGCTTTAGAAAATGTGGTGGATGGAGCAATGGATATTCATAGCACTGGATTTTATATATACCAAAGACTTGCTGATGAGGGAAAAACCCGAATGGGTTCTTTGAAGCATATGGCTGGTAACAAATTTATGAAAGGACCAAAGGAAGAATTTGCAATAAAAGGTGAGATAGTAAGCAGTGAAGGATCTTTAGATAACATAGATACTATAGGCACATCAAATAAGTTTATTGTTTTAGAATATAAAAGAAACTTTACTGATAAAATTGCTGCGGGAGAATTCGGAAACAAAATCCATTCAGTGAGTCTAGATGAAACCAGTGTTGTAAAAAATAAAGCACTGGAAGCTTCCGCACATGTGCAGACTGTATATAAATCATCTAATAATTTGTATAATACTGAGAAGAATTTATTTGCTACAGTTAATGATCCTCAAAGCAGCATGTCAATAAACCAAATGGCACGAATACATCATACAAGATTGAGTGTTAGGGATTTGGCAGCAATACCTACAATTGGATGTGGTATGTCTGTACTAGTTGAGTTAGGTGGTCAAGAAAATAGTTCATCAATCTCAGATGGAATTTATATAATTTCTGATATTAATCATGTCATTAGTTATAACGGCAAAGACTATGAGTATAAACAACATATGACATTAATAAGAGAGTACGCATAATGCAATACGGAATAGTAAAAGATATATTAGATCCTTTAAAGCTTGGAAGAGTTAAAGTAAATGTATATCATATTCACGACAATATCTCTACAGATGATCTTGGCTGGTCAAATGTTGCAATGCCAGCAACTGTTCCTGCCGTAAGTGGTATAGGACAATCAGTAAATTTAATTGCAGAAGTCTTATGGAAAGATGGTGAATTATTAGATGAACAAATAACAGGTGCGGCTGGGCAAGTTATTAGACACGTTAGTAATTCTACAACGCCAGCAGCTGGTGATATCAAAGTGAATGGAACACTAGTATTTGGTTTCTTCGAAGATCCAATGATGCAAGAGTTTATAGTTGTAGGGACTCTACCTACAAAGACCGCTGGTCTACACGATAACAATGTAAGAGTAAGAGGTGAAGCAGATCCAAATGCAAGTGATCCTAAAGGCGTGTATGAACCAGCTAGTGGATATGCACCAATCTATCCATACAATAATGTTATGGAAACAGAGAGTGGTCATGTGAAAGAATACGATGACACTCCTGGTGCTGAACGTATCATGGAAAGACATAAGAGTGGTACTCAATATGAGATACAACCTAATGGTTCAAAGATAGAAAAGATTGTAAGAGATAACTATCAATTAGTGATTGGTCATGACACAGTTGAGATTAAAGGTAATGTCAAAGTTTATATAAGTGGTGATGCTAATATCGCTGTGGCTAAAGATCTTACTACGCAAGTCGGTGGTAATATGAATACAGTTGTTACTGGCAATATGTCAGCATCAATCACTGGCACAACTTCATTAACAGGCATTGGTGATATATCAATAACACAAAACGGAATTGATGCATCATTAATAACTTTAAAATCAGAATATACTAAAGACGATATAGTATATAAAGGAAATATTAAATTAGATGGTGAAGTAAGCATTACTGAAAACCTAGTAGTTGAAAAATTAACTACTACTAGTAATAGTACAACACCTATTGAATTAGATACTCACACTCATACGCACGCTGGAAGTAATTGGACACAAAACGGCAACACATTGAAACCTAACTAGTATAAATAAGATATATGGCAGAGATCGCAATACAAGAAACGTACAAAGATTTAGATTTTACTTTTAAGCAAAATCCTAATACAAATGACATTGGAATAAAGAAGAACAATGCTGCAGTAATACAAAGTTGTCTTAATATACTACGTACGAATCACGGTGAACGTCCATTTGATTATAACTTCGGTGCAAACCTAAGAGCATATTTATTTGAGAACATGAATCAACTCACAGCATCAAATATGGGAACATCTATTAATGTTGCTTTAAAGAATTACGAACCAAGAATAGAAGTACTTAATACTAATATTAATTCAAAGCCTGATCAAAACATGGTATATATTACAGTAACAGGCAGAGTTAAATCAACCAATGAGATAATAGATATCTCTACAACAATAGAGAGAATACGATAATGGCAATTGAAAGAAGAATTAATGCAAGTCAATTAGACTTCGACCAAATCAAAGCTAATCTAGTTTCATACATGAAGGCAACTGATACAACCTTTAATGATTATAACTACGATGGATCAGCTATGTCAACTATTATTGATGTGTTAGCATATATAACTCACATCAATTCAATGAATGCAAACTTCGCTTTGAATGAAACATTCCTTGATACAGCCCAGCTAAGAACTTCAGTTGTATCTCATGCTAAACTATTAGGATATACTCCAAGATCTATTGCTCCATCTGTTGCCTTTGTCAATGTTAAAATGAATTATGATACAACAGCCACACCATTGTATAACCATGATGCATCTAATAATCCTCTGCCTTTAAGTATGCCAAGAGGTACTACATTCCAAACAATAATTAATGGTGTCACATATCCAATGTTTAATTCAGTTACAAATAACATTGTGTTCGATGCAAGTACCGGTTGGAATTTTAATAATATTGCAATTGAACAAGGTGTATTAACCAGTATAACATACATATATCAAAACAATGCATTTGAATCATATATAATTCCTATGACAAATGTAAACTCAAAATCAATTAAGGTAACAGTCACCGATTCAACTTCTACTAGTGCAGCTAAAGTATATACTCTTAATAAAAATATTGTAAATCTAACTGGAGCTAGTGAAGTGTTCTTCTTAGAGGAAGGAAGAGATGGACATTATGAAATAAAATTTGGTGATAATATTATTGGTAAGAGACCAGGCAATGGTAATTCTATTCTAATAGAATATTCACATATACCTACTGGAGCTAATGTAAATGGTGCTACAGTGTTTACTATGTCTGGAACACTTAATGGTAATACTGATGAGACAATCACGTTAGTTACTAAAGCTACGGGTGGTGCTGCAAGAGAATCTAAAGAAGCAGTTAAGTTTAATGCCCCTCTTGCTCATGTATCTCAAAACAGAGCTGTCACACCTGATGATTATAAAGCTATTATTAAAAATGAATTTGCTGATATTGAAGCTGTTGCTGTATGGGGTGGAGAGGATCATGTTGTTCCTGATTACGGTAAGGTGTATGTTAGTATTAAACCTTTGTCAGCTGATGTATTAACTGCTGAACAGAAAGCAACAATCATTACAAAAATTCTTAAACCTAAAAACGTGGTAAGTATTACTCCGGTTCTTCTTGACCCTGAGTACACACATATTAATTTAGAAGTTTTCTTTAAATTTAATCCAAACCTTGCTTCAGTAACTGCATCTAGTTTGGCAACATCAGTAAGGAGTACACTTATCGCACATAACAATGATGTATTAAAAAGCTTTGGTGGAGTATTTAGATCATCAAATGTTGCTAAGAAAATTGATGATACTAATATTGCTATACTATCTAACATCACTCGTATTAGAATGACAAAGAAGATTTCTCCAGCACTTGGTACAGCAACTACTTATTCACTTAAATTTAATCAAAAATTAGATAATTTAGATGGTACTACATCAACTCTTGGTTCTTATGTAACATCAAACATGTTTACATTCTCTGGTGCACAATGTATGTTAAAAGACTTCTATGATACTTCAAGTGAGACACGAATTATCCAAATAGTTGATACTGCTGGAATAATATATAATACCAATGTTGGTACTGTTAATGAAACTACCGGAACAGTTACTCTTAACGCATTTAATCCAACTGCATTACCTACAGGTACTACCACTATCGATGTCAAAGTTAATCCAGCATCGAATGATATTAAACCTATGAGAAACGAATTATTAACTATTGATACATCTGGTGCAGCAATCACTGGTGAGATAGATACGATGGCTACTGGCGGTACAACTGCTGGTATTGATTACACAACTACCGAGAGCAACTAATGTCTACCCTTGGTAAATATAATATATCATCTTATGTCAATGACTTAATACCGGAACATGTAGCTACTTCGTATCCTGATCTTATTGAGTTCATTAAGGTATATGCTTTATATCTAGAACGCCAAAACAAATCTGGATTTTATTTAAATGCATTAGACATCCAAAGAGATATTGATCATGTAGAAGAAGAATTACTTACAGAACTGCAGAATGAAATTGGTATAGCCGTACCAAGAGACTTCGCCACAGATCCACGTACTTTTTATAAACATCTTATTGAATTTTATAGAAGTAGAGGTACACCTGAATCGATTACATCATTCTTTAGAACGATCTATGATGATGAGGTTGACACATACTTTCCATACGTAGACTTATTAACACCATCTGATGGAGATTGGGTAGATCAAGCAGCTGATATTACAGCTAATCAAGGTAACTATACCCCTTGGAATACAATTACAATATCTGGTACACCTACGGTTGTTAGTGGAAATAATGATGCTGCTCAACCATTGTTCTTTGATGATGATGTTGTATTTGTTAATGATGTATATAAGACTGCAGGCACAGATTATGTTGAGGCAGTCTATTCAGATACAACAACAAAATATAAATTAACATTTACTAGTGCTCTAGCAAATGGTGATGTGGTTAAAACATACCCTAAAGGTTTGTTCACTAGTGCGAATGGCTTCTTGTCAGATAAAAAATATATACAAGACTCTTACTATTATCAAAAGTTTTCATATGTATTAAAGACTGGTAAGAATGTAGCTGATTGGAAGAATGCATTTACAAGATTAATTCACCCAGCTGGATTTATATTCTTTGGTGAAATTTCAATATTCATTCAATTATTAACTTCAACTAATGATGAAGCACAGCCAGGCTGGTTAAATCCTGCTGGTTTAATAAATATAAACTTACCTTCACTTCAGATTGGACCAGTTTCATTCCATGAAGTTGGTAGTTACGTAGAGAAAACTTGGACTTACTTTGCTAATGGAAGTTCAGAGAAGAAGAAGATAGGTATGCAAAACCATTGGGATAATATGAAGTTCAGATATTTAGGTCCAATTAGCAATTTTGCTTCGTATACACTTCAGGATAGTATAAATAACAATATAAGAATACAACATAACCAAGAGGTTATGAAATTAACATGCGGTACATTAGGTACGCATAATGGTGAGCCATATACAAGAACGTATACCAGACCATATATAGTGAATGGTGTAGATCAGAATGCTGATATCACCTATTACGAACAGCATTGTACAGCAACGTATAAATAATAATATAACGGAGACAATATGTCAGCAATAATTACAAGTAAATTTAGATTAGATACAACGAATAAATTCGTATCTAGTTTAGCAGATAACCAATTCTATATGGCACTGGGAAGACCAAATGCTTGGACAGATGACACGACTCCAACAGTACCATATGAGAACGATTACACATCAAATACTTTATGGGAAAACATGTTTGCCATGAAGAGACTTGATGCCACAGACATTGTTCATAGTTCAACAAGAAACTTATGGGTGAGTGGTACAACATATATAGAATATGATGATCAAGATGCAAACATAGAAAGCAAAGTATATTTTGTTGTTTCGGAAAACAACAATGTTTACATTTGTTTAAAAGCAGGTGGTGGAACTAGTTCAGTAAACCCAGATGTACTAGGTGTAGTTACTACTGGTGTGCATGCTACAGGTGCTGATGGTTATGTGTGGAAATATATGTTTACTATTCCAAATGCTGATGTAACAAAATTCTTAACATCTTCTTTCATTCCAGTTAGACGTATAACAGCTGCTCCGGCAGCAGGCTCTGATGCAGCATTGATTAATCAATGGAGTGTACAAGAAGCTGCTGTTGCTGGTGCAATTTATAATTTAAAAATAACTACTGCAGGAACTGGATATGCTAACGGTACTACTGAAGCTATCCTTACAATTGCAGGTGATGGTACAGGTGCTACAGCCACAGCTATAGTAGTTGGTGGAATTATTACAGGTACTACAATTACAAATCCTGGTTCAGGATATACTCACGCTACTGTAACAGTAGCTGGCACAGGCGCATCAGGTGCATTGAGACCAGTTATTGGTCCAGTCGGTGGATTTGGTGCAGATCCTACTAATGATCTTCGCTCTCACTATGTAACAGTTAATAAAGCATTTACTGGTGATGAGTCAGCTTCTATTCCTGACGCAAACGATTTTAGACAAATAGCCATCTTGAAAAATCCAACTACTTTAGCTGCTAACTCAGCCGCTATCTCTGGTGCTGCATCGATGGTCATTGGTCAATTTTATAAGATTTTAACACTAGGTAATAGTTCAGCAGCGAATTGGGCAACTGCTGGAGCTCCAGCCGATTACGTTGTTGGTACGGTATTTAAAGCAATCGCTGTAACAAGTACTGGTACAGGTACTGTTGGTGCTATCGCAAGTGCCACAGCATATAATACATGTCCAAGCTTAACGGTTGCAACGGGTAACACATTCCCATCTGATCAATTAATCGAAGGTACAATAACAGGCGCTAAGGCTTTTGTTGTTGAATATAATGCCACCTCTGGTGTAATACATTATATACAAAACGAAGCTACTGGTTATGGTACATTCACTGTAAGTGATTATATTCGTGAGAGTGGTACATCTGGTGCAGGTAAAGATGTCACAGCAGTAACAGCTTCTCTTATTAAT